GCAAGACTTGGAATTTTAGAAAATGCTTCATTTGGAGCAGATAACGAGGCATATGAAATAGAATTACAAGATCGAGAAACGACTATTAAAGAATTACGAGCTCAATTAGAGCAAAAACCATCTGTAATTGAAACTAAACCTACTTTATCTGAAAGTAAGGCTTTTAAATTAGAAATAGCTGACAGAATGATGAAATTAGCAGGCTTAGATGAAGTATCAGATATAACTCAAAATTAATGCGAGAAAATCGAAAAAATTGAGTAAAATATAAAGACAGAGACATATCTCTATCAGTAATTTAGCGAGGGTTAAGTAATGAAGTTATCGTCATACTTACCAGAAGTGCCTGTTATGGCGCAACAAATGTCCGACCTTAACAGTCAAATTAACATGTTGCAGTTAATGAAAGGGTCGGGAGATACTGGCCAAGCGCCTACTATTGGGTTAGATCACGTAGTAAATACGTGGGTACGTCATCAAATGGCGTACAGACAACAATTAGTTATGGACTTGCAAACTATCGCTATGTCTGTCGAAGAAATTAGAGGCCCATTAAACCACATTACTAGCGAGGTATTTAGACGTGGATTTGATTGGCAGCCTAAAGATAAAAACGCTGATTCTTCACAATTAGATGTTTTTAAAAAGTTTTTAAAATCTTGTAACGTATTTGACCAATCATTAGAAGAAGTTTTACGGCAAGTTCACTTTGATTTAAACTCAATTGATGATTGTTTTCTTTACCTAGCTAAAAAATATCACGATGATAATGGCACATTAAAATCTAAAGTAGAAGAAATTCGTAGATTAAACCCAGCTTTAGTGGAATTTGATTTAGATAACGCGGGCCTTCCTAAAAATTACCACTTCTTATGCCCTATTCATCGTGAAGAAATTCACGAATCTAAAGGAATATGCCCAGAACCCGGATGTAAATTTGAAACTAAACCTGTGATGTATAAATATTATCATCGCAATAAGCATTTATATTTCTTTGAATCGGAAGTTATTCATCTTTCTAAATTTTCCCCATCGGAAACCTATGGTTGGAGCCCTATATTAACTATTTTTGAAAAGGCTCTAACCTTAATAGGTATGGACAAAAACCTTTACCGTTATTTCTTTGAAAGAAAAATGCCTGGTAGCATGATGATGGTATTTACAGACGACCCAGAAAGTTTGAGAAGAGAAAGGGCAAACTTAGCTGCACAAACCCGACTAGACCCCAACTTTGTACCAATGGTAGCAGTATCCTCTAAAACTAACAGAGGCCGAGTAGATATGGTTCGACTGTTCCACACACTACAAGAAATGGACTACTTGCCAGTTAGAGATGAAATTAGAGAAAGAGTTGCAGCTATGTGGGGTGTTACTCCCGCTTGGCAAGGCTCTCCTGAAGCATTTGGCGGGTTATCTACTCAGACACAACAATTAGTAGTTATGTCTAGGGTCGTAGAAGGCGACCAACGTTTGTTCCACGAAAAGGTATTTCCCCAGTTATTAGATGCTTTTGGCATCGAAGATTGGAGTATTAGTTTAAAAATTCCAGAAGAAAAAGCTGAAGCTACTAAAATTTCTTTTGCTCAACAAAGAGTAGCTATGGCAAGTCAACTAACACAAATGGGCTTTACCTTAAAACTTAAAGATCAAGGCGTTTTGATGGAAGATGCGCAGTTTATGATTGAGGGAGATGTAGTTCCAATGGCAGAGCTACAAGGGGAACAGCAAGCATTAGCGATTGAACAACAAAAAGAAGCTGACGAAATGCCTAATGAAGAACAACTCGAAAAAGCTATACCTGGACAAGAAAGAGATATTGATGCATGGGCAGAAGCGAGAGAAAAAAAAGGTGAAGATAGGTTTTGGGGATATAGAAGACTAGGCGGCCGACCACCTAAAGGTGCTACCAAAGAAGTTATGAAAAGCACTACTTGGATGGATTCGTTATTAAAGCAAGGTTTCCCAAGTCCTATAATTAAAGAAGTATCTACAGATAGTAAAAAGATTTGGTTTATAGCCGATGGATCGGATTATGTAGGTAACATTATGTCGAACGGTAATATTTTTGTAGAAAAAGCTACGTTTGCTTATTCTGATAATAAACCATCAGCATCTTATGCGCCTACACAAACTAATAAAAAACGGTTAGAACAAGAAAATGTTCAAGGAGAACCGTATACAGGCGATGTTATAGAGGAGGCTGATGATATTTAATGCCTATTACAAAAAAAGATAGCAAATGGTATTGGGGAAATCAAGGTCCATTTGACACAAAACAAACTGCTGTAAGCATGCAACGAGCTGCGTATGCTTCAGGATATACAGGTTCTTTGGAAAAGTTTTTAGATTATCAAATAACAAAAGCAGACATTGAACCTGATTTAACTTTACCTAGAGGCGAACAACAAATTTTACAGGCTGAAGATAAAGATTATAAGAGAGGGCTATTAGTAAAATTGTTAGAAGATGGTGGCTATGATGTAGCCTATTGGTATAATAATCCAGTAGCTTATGCCATTGAAGTATTGGTAGACGGAAATTCCGTAAAAAAAGATGCTAAAAAAGTAACGTTTAAATTTCACCCTAAATTGGATAACAATAATGAAAAATCAATTACTAAAGAAGATGGGGGCTTGGCGGGAGGTGGCACTGTATTTACTTCTACTAACGCTGGTATTTTTACCCCTACTTATGGCAGCCAAGCTGTTCAAAGAAAGAAAAAGAAAAAAAGAGGAATTGAACGATTAGGTCTATTCCTTAATAATTTATCTCCACAAAAAAAGATGGAGAAAGCCTGGGGTAGTGGGGGCGTGCAAGCTGATGAGTTAGCGCGTAGTGGAAAGATGGATACATTAGAATCAGATGAAGAAAAAAATGAGCCTGAAGTGCAAAAAATAAAGGCAAATAAGAAAAACAATGCTTAATAATTTATGCCCTAAATGTTCAGGTACATTATACGTTAATTTAGACACCGATTTAAGCTGCAGAACATGCGGTAAAACCATAGCGTTAAGGAGAGAACCAGATGAAGTCAAAGATACCAGAAAAGGCCAAAGAACATCTAATAAAGAAACGACTACTAGGGGCAACTTGGGGAGAACTAGTAGAGTATTTGCAAAAGGAATTTGGGGTCAAAGTACATCGAACGAACATCGCAATATGGCATAAAACTGAAGTTGAAGTAGAGAACCTAGATCCTGAAGGCATAGAATTAGACAGTTTAAAAGATAGAGTAAGCTTAGATCAAAAATTAGCTACAGCTAATGCACGAGCCCTTTATTATAGACGATTGTATGGGCAAGCCCTTCAAAAAGATCGTAAGTCTAATTATTTAGTAGACGCAATATACGAAGCTACAATACCTTTTGAAAAGGTTAAACCTATTAGCCCTACAAAGCCTACAGGTAAACGTAGAGGAGAATCTACACAAACTGTAGTAGCTCCCCTTACTGATACACACATTGGTGAAGATGTGGACTACCAACAGATGGCAGGTTTAAACTCGTATTCATTTGAGATATTCAACAGAAGACTATCTGGATGGGCAGAACAAGTTTTAAATCTAGTTGAACTTCGCAGAGCTTCAGTGCCTATAGATGATTTAATTGTTCCTATGCTTGGCGATATGATATCCGGCGATATACATGATGAGCTAATAAAAACTAATCAAGATAATGTTATGGGACAAATGATTAGGGGGGCTAATTTAATAGCACAAGCTCTAATGTCCTTTGCGCCACACTTTAAAACCATCACTGTACCATGCGTAGTAGGCAACCACGGTCGTATGACACGAAAACCTCCTATGAAAGATAAGTATATGGACTGGGACTATCTACTGTATCAGTGGGTAGCGGCGTTTTGCGCTAAACAAACTAACATTAAATTCCATATTAACACTAGCTATATGAATATTTTCCAAGTGTACGATAAAAATGTTTTAATAATGCATGGAGATAGTGCTTCTGGGGCGGGTTCAATTACGACGATTACTAGAGTGCTTACTAATCTAAGATCGGTATTGCAGTTTAGAAAAGGACTAGAGCCTGAAAATGCCGACGCTAATATAGATATAGTAGATCCTAACATACTTCCTACTAGTTTTGATTCAGTAATGATAGGCCATTTCCATCGTGTAGATGAGATAGACATCGGCACTGGTCATGCGATTATATGCGGATGCATGAAAGGCGGAGACGAATTTGCCTTACAACGTTTAGCCGTAATCACTAAACCCCAACAAATCGTTACCTATTGGCACCCTAAATATGGGTATATAGGCAAAGAAACTATCTATCTTAATACTTTTGATAATGTAGATAGTAAATTTGTAGACGTTTTACCCGAAGTTTGGGCAGAAAGCTCTTCTTTTTAAGTATAATAATTAGAAGGGAGAATTAATTATGGCTGTAGTAAAATACGAAACATTTTCTTATGACAGACGGTATAAAGGCATGTATACGCCTGAAGTTCGTAGAAGAATTATTAAAGGCGCTAAATTGTTAGCGGAAAAAGTACTAGCTCAAGCAGTAGAAAATGCTCCGATTTGCACGGGCAAATTGCGCGCTTCTGGAAAGGTAGCGTTAGCAACTGAAAAAGTTATAGTAGTTCAATTTGGAGGGAAAGGCGCTCCCTATGCTAAAGAAGTAGAAGAAGGTCGACCTGGGCGAGTCTTCACACATACCACTACTTATGAACGAAACGGTAAAATTATTTCTTACGAACATCCAGAAGGGCATGTTCCATTACGATTACCTTGCGGTCCAGCCGCAGGGGAGTGGCGACGATACGATTTTTCTAATCCTTCACAGGGAAGGTGGTATTTAAGAGACGCTTACCGTACTGTTTTTGGAGCTAAAGATTACAAAGCTGCTATCGTAAAAGCAGGGCAAACAAAAATTAGATTTTAATGGAAGTAAAGAGGAGAACTTATTATTAATTATGGTAGATATAAATAAAATTACACCAGAACAAGAATACGTCATAGCACGGCATTCTCGGATGGTGGGTAAAATACTGGACTTATTAGAGGCATCAATGCCTGAAGGCGTACAATGCGAAAAGATCAAGAAGCTTGCGCAAGTACCCTTATATGACTTTAGACATGAAATGATTCAATTGGTTACTAACGGAGTGCCTGAAGAATAAAAAGACTCCCCGTATCCAAAAACGAGGAGCCTAGTTAAAGAAACTGTTTATGGGCAGATACTCCACATAAACCTTCTTTTTGTAGCCTTTTAGTAGCTCCCATTTCTGGAGAGGACTTGCTCAGGTCAACCAAAATATAAAGGATTCTAATAGTGAATCTTTTTTATAATAGCATTAGCAAATATTCCTGTCAAATAAAAGTGCCCCTAAAGATGGCTCAATAGGGGCGATTAGAACAGAACTTCTATATTATAGCTGTTTCGATTTAATTCGGCAATAGCTATGGTTTTATATTATAAAGTTCACTTTTTCCGTAAATTTTACAAAAACATGAGTATAATAACTTGTATAGCATAATTGCTATTATATAAACGCTTACGGAGAGGTCGGACGTGGCTTAGACCAACCTTTCTTAAAGTAGTATAAAAAACTATTATAAGGAGGAACCCTAATGGCAGATGAGATTTACGATCGAATCGAAAAGCAATTAGAAGGCAATAGTCTGGCCCTTGCTGCTGTAGCAGAAGTTCTTCAGAAAATGGACTCTAGAATGTCCAGTGAAGAAGAATATTTTTTAGCTAAAGAGGAAGAGGAAGAAGCGGAAGCTGACAGAGATTCTTTAATTAAAGAAATTGCTAACGAAGTTGCAACTATAATGAAGGCTGACGCAGGTATGGATGTATCTGGTGACCCACGTCCAGCTAAAAGTACCGGAAAAACTGCTGCAAATGCAGATGATTCGGAAACTGCTGTAAGTCCTACTGATGACATTGAAGATCAGCAGGCTACTATTCAAGCCATGCAAAAAAATCATCACGGAGAAGAAGATGATGATAATGGTGACGAAGATACAGAAAAAGGCATGGGATATATGAAAGACGCTCAAGTCCAAGATGCACTCAAAACTTTAACCGACGCTTATAAAAAAGAGAAGCATATGGAAGATGACGACGACGCCGCTGATATAGAAAAAGCAGCATGGATACTGCCAGCAGCAGTTGGATGGGCCGCTGCTAAATTCGCAGAGGCTGAGGACGAAGACGAAGAAGATGCAGATGATGCAGTTAAAGAAGAGAAATCTATGCAAAAACAAATTCAAGCTTTGCAAAAACAGGTTGAGGACTATGAGTTGAATATGAAAAAATCAATTCAAAGTGAATCTGAAAACAGATTGAGAAAGATGGGATTTAGAGAGGAAACTAGTCTAAATGCACCTAAAATGGTTGACACATTAGGTGTAGATGGTACTGAAGTCTTGCAAAAAGGCACCGACGATGCAGATACCGTAGATCAGTTAACTAATTTGTCATACAAAGAATTAAGAGATCTACAGACCAACATTGAACAAGGTAACACCGACGGTGTACCAAGAGAATTACTCGGATAATCAAAAATATAATTAGGAGGAAATGAGTAATGGCTAATCCAAGCTTAACCGAATATCTAGCTCAATCCCAAAGA